TAAGCCCAGTCAGAGACTGAACCAAGTTTGTTGAAACGGTGAACATACCTTTCCACAACCCTAGATGGTACAATCAAGCGTTTCCGCTTTATTGATCGTACCTTCCGCTTACCTTTACTATAGTAGACTCTCCTAATATTCTGGACAGTTTTCCATTGTAAGGCACTACGCGGAGACTCGCTCCAGGGCACCTGTGATGTTTCGCCTGATATAGGTTCGACATCATAGTCAGTGCGTCCTGAAAGAGCTTGCCATAGGTAGGGCTCCACATCTCTCACGAAACGGTCTTTAGGGACCATCCGCAAGTAGTTGAATTGGAACCAGCGACTGCCGAAACAAAACCGTATGAGAATTGGCTTGTACGGAAACCACTTGTCATCTAAAGGCAAGTAACTAGGATGCTCTACTTTCAGCCCCGATGTGTCAGGGAATGATAGAGGAACACGATTAATCTCGTCAACCACACGTGTGAGTTCTAATAAAACGAACCGTATGGTCTTCGGGATTTCGCATTCTAACCATCTGCGCGTGAGCCCATTATACACTTTGTATAAGTAAGCTTCATAGCGCACCGAGGTGAGGTGATTCGTGTCCTCACAAGGTAGATAAAAAGGTCTTACAGAGACGCCGCGGTAATAATCTTCACCGCAGGACTCTCGAAAGGGTGTACGGACGAAAGTTTTATCACGATTTATTAGCAATCCCAGCTGCTCAAAGACTTTGAACATATGAGAATGCAGTTTGCTCGGATAAATTAAATCATCGCCGTAAACAGAAAATACTCCCTGCACACCCAGCAGGTTCCCAACTGCCTTGATTATAGAATAAAAAACCAAGGTTTCCACCGGGAAAGTCACGCCATTCCCCATCGGCAGGACTGATTCAGTATAATAAATACTTTCACCAATCTCAACCTGATGTGTCATAGCATACTTCAAAGCATTGTACCACTTACGTGGCAATACTCTGTTTAGAAGGACCGACGTTAATGAGTCGGAGGCCGCAGATAAATCCACGGTCGCATGTGTTTTTGACAGTGAGAATTTCTTCACTAGTCGCCTATGGACATTTTGTAAAACAGAAATGTCAAGGCCACATTCCTTCAACCGCTCAGTCACGATAGTTCCCAACCCATATGTATAAAACAAATCAATAAGGGTAAGGGGTGTGATTGAACGGTGAACTTTCCAAGTTTTAGGAACGTTCACCAAAACGAGGTTAGTATGCTGCATGTTAGCACCACGTTCCTTTTC